TGGCGACCTTCTTTTCTAAGTCAGCCATAAACCCTTCCCATACTGCGTACTGTTCCATGTCGTTCTCCTTTCCGTTTCGCTCCTGCTCATCAGTATCGGACTTCTACCGATAGACGGGTGTCGGTCTAACCTCCTACCGACAGGGTTTTAGTTATCCTGTGCCTTTGTGAGCTTTTCTCTGATCTCCTGTGTTGTCATCTTCGTTTCTCCTTTCGTATAGCCTCGTGGGGCGACCTCTCATTGTCAATATTATATTACCACTCGCTGGGTGGTATTGTCAACAACAAATTACAGTATTCTTGGAGCTTTTTCAAATAAAAAAAGAGGCGATCCGAAGACCGCCTCGAAAAAAGGAGAAAAAAGAAATGAAATGATACCGTCTATATTAGTTCCCGTTTTTGACAATTAACTGCTCATATTTGCAGATTTTCTGCAAAAACCGCCTTGTAAATGGGAAAATTTGCAGTTTAGCTATGCCGCTCGACAAGGTGTTTCCATGTGACTTCTCCGCAGATACCGTCCACAGTTATCGGTACACCTTCTGCCGCAAGAATCTCTTGGAAGTCGATAATCGCCTGTCTGGTCTTAGCACCTGCCGACCCATCGAAACCACCTTTATAAAGCCCACAGCAAGCTAAGAACTTCTGACACACAAGAACCGACTGCCCCGTGCATCCTTCGTATACTTGCTCTAAATCCATATGATAAACGCCCCTTGTTTCTTTATCTACTAAGTAAAAGACCTTGACGCACCCTTGGTAATAATCATGCCATGTGTGCCACCCAGACCGTGCAGACCACGCAGGGTCATAGCACTTCGCCGAGTTATCCTCTGCCACTTCCTCTATTGCGATAAAGTGACCGCCTTGCGTGAAGTAGCCCTTCCCCATTAGGAGAATCCCGTGATACTTGCCCGATTTCATCGCCGCAAGCCACCGCTGTTCCGTTTCCGTGTTGCGTTGTCCGTATAGATCATTGCCATTAAGTTGAATCCCAGAATGACCGAAGTGTTCGCAGGTCGGAATAATACCCGTCCAGTACGTCCCCTGCCCGTAAGGAGCGGCGTATCCGTGCGCTGTCATGTAATCAGCAACCACGGGTGGAATATACCCAGTAACGTCCGAAATAGCCGCTACACCGCACCCAGAGTCCGCTAACGTGCCGTTAGGAACTGAGTAGGGGTAGTCTGCCCACCTTGGGTCGTTCTGCATATAGTCCCACATCATCCCTCAACCACTTCCTCATTCGGTGGCACTTCGTGGGTGTACTGCTCACGCTTTAACAGTCTGCCAGAAAAGTCCAGAAGGACTACGGAGTGAAGCGGACAGGATGATACAGCCGCCGCCGCTAAAGCCATGTGGTATTTCTGCTCCGCAAGGGACAGATCGTCAAACTCTTCCTTGAGTGATCCGTGACCGCCGCCTACATACGTCTGCATTTCAACAACCAGATATGTGTTCATGCCTTAATCCTCCTTAACTTCGGGCAGTCCTGCCAGAGATGTCAGCAGGGATAAAATACCTGCCAATGCTGACGCTGATACCACCATTAACCAATTAACCTCAGACATAACTGCGGTCGTTCCTATCGTTGCTACGGCGGTCTGTGCTACTGTCTTAATTGCACGGATACCTGCCGCCTTCCACCATTTCTTGCTCACTTGTCGTCCTCCTTTATGTTGTGCGCCCAGTCGGGCAGTTCTATGTTGTTCTTCTTGCACCACTTGGCGAATAATGTACTCATGTACCAATTCGCCTTGAGGTCTTGAAAGTAGTGCTGTCCGATCTTCAATATCTCGTCCACGTTTTCGGGGAAGTCGGACATTAATAAAAGGAGCTGAGTCCTGCACGAATCTCGCTCCTGTCTGTCTATCTTCTTTTTTAAGCCTTCGATTAAATCGGTAAGCTGTTTGACCTTGCCCTTTTTCTGGTCGTGTCTGGTTACAAGGAATTGAATCAGCCCGAAGAACCCCGAAGAGGCTAATGCCGTAAGCAAGATGTCCATCACATCGCCTCCAATCTGGCTTCAAGCTTCGCAAGTCGTTCCTCAAGCTTCTGGATCCTGTCCTCGTCTGCCGCCAAACGTGCCACAAGGAACGGCGTGTAATTGACCAGATATCTCTCTCCGTCCGGGTCTGGAGCTGTCGTGACCAGTTCGCTCTCTGTCGGGTCTATGCCCTCAGATTCAAGTGCCGCAATAAGGTCTTGTGCCACTATTCCGAATCTCCGCTCGGTATTAAGCATTGACTTAATAGGTGTCGTGAAGTCGTAAAAGAAGGTGTCAAGCTCAACCTTGCCGACCGCTCTCTTGTAAGCTTCGGATATTGGTTCTATGCCGCTCTTGAAGCGTTCATCAGATGATGCTGTGATGGGGATATACCCCATTGACTCGCCGTCGATATAACTCCACAAATAATACTGTGTGGTCGAACCCGAACCTGTCGTCGCAAGCCCAAAAGTATAGGTATGCTCAGCATCATGCCCATGAACCACATATCCTCGTTCCCATTTGGAGCTGTCGGTATTAGACTCATCTGTTATATACGCTCTGTTTAATGCGTAATAAGTTTTGATAGTTCCATTCTCGTTACAAAAGGCAACGCATGGGGTGTTATCAAGCAAACCTGTCTGAGATACTGTGCCAAGATATATCTTATTCGCTCCGTTAGCCCAATATAGGCGAATATTTTCGCCGTATCCGCCATTGTTGTCTATCCGCAAGCCGTCTACTACTGACCTAATGCCTTGGCTATAGTATTCGTTTTTAAGAACGAGCATACCGTTCTGGGCATACAGGCTTTGCCCTCCCTGAGGGTAATAAAGATTTAGCACTCCACCAACCGTCGCCGCTTGAAGGTCTGCGCCAATGCCCCCGTCATTAGGTCTACGCAATCGCAAGAATCCTGCGCCAAGATACACATTTTCATAGCCATTTGTGTCATCAATGGTAAGGATTCCACTTCGATAGCCGTCTGACCGCTCTGCCGATATGGTAAGGTTAGCCATGAGCGTGTCGTTTGCATCGTATATGCGATAGTTGTAGTTGGTGGTCTCTGTCTTGCCCGCGCCAGTTCGTGTCGTGGTAATCTTGCCATTAACAATATCAACAGTATTCGTTTCATCTGTCGATATAAGTTCAATGCCTCTTAGCGTTCCCGTCGTGATGGCATCAGCTACGATCTGCCCGTCCATCGTGATTGCGGCATTAGCATATGTTCCTGTATATGAGTTGGCGTGCATAAGCCCCTGCTGATTCCAACGCCAGACGTTAGTCGCTGTCGTTATGTCGTCGGTATCCATGATTAGCAACTCATCGGGATACCCATCGTCGTTCGTATCATGTAAGATGACATATCCACCCAAGTTGCCGCTAATCTTCTGGACTGCGTTGTCTATTGCGATCTGCAAGACTGTAGCGGTCTCTCTAAGGGACTTTGCGTTCTGAGCCGCCGCATTATTCGCCTCAATAATAGAGTCTGTTATAGTACTTTTGGCGTCGCCAAATTCAGCCTCCTCGTAGCGATCCAAAAGAACGTTCCAACGTACCCTTATGCACTTCGCTGTTGCTTCAACGCCCAGTTTTTCAAAAACAACTCGTACTGTATCGCAGAGATCGACCCTATTTAATAAGCCTTGTAGCATTACGAAGTTAAGCGTTAAATTAACTTGGGGTACTCCTACGTTATTATTCGCAATATAAGCCGCCGCCTTTGCGTTTAACTGTGCGGCAGTCGGTGCGTCTTCGTAATCCTCAGAGCAATCCAGTATAAATATTCTTACATAATCAAACGTCCCAGATACGTTCTGTACAGTTCCCTGCACCACGTTTCCGTCTTGGTCTGACCAGTACCCTAAGACTCCCGTGTAACAGGAGTTACAATTCTCTTCCTGTTTGAGTTCGGTGAGGTTTACCCCGTAACGGATCGTAACGCCTCGGTCTGCGCCCCGACTGTTTTCAAGTCTGCACGTCTTACCCGTGTAGTGCCACTCGCCGCCGTATACGTCCAGAAGTGAACCTTCCTTACCGCCAAACCAACTGCGGATAGATGACGGCACGTCAACCTTGAACGGCGACGCTGTTGCTCTGGACGTTGCAAACGTCCAGTCGGAAACGTCATACATTGCGTTCGCCTTTAACCCGTTAAGCGCACTCTGTATTCCTGCCGCCGTAAAGGGCTGTACGGGTATGTCGGACAGGTCGTAGGAAATGTGTCGTGCGTAGATCGTACACTTGCCGTTGAGAGGTTTAGTTATCTGGTAAACCCTAAAGGGCTGTGGTTCGTCCAGATAGTTGGGCTTCGCTACGATGATAGACCGCATCTCTATTTCGCTGAAATGCACGCCCGTGATGGGGTACTCCATCGTAAGTTCGTAAGACCCGTTTCGCTCTTCCTCAACCTCGCAGGAAATCGTGTCAGACAGCGCACCCAAGCCATGACTCTGGAAGCCCATAGGAGTCTGACTGAGCATTATCATTCGATTGTATCCGTCTTGAATGATGTTACTGTTGCCGTCTTCCAGAACTTGAATTAAATAATCTTCGTTTTTAAATAAAATTGGGATCATCGGCGAAACCACCTCGGTGTTATTTCAACGCTTGTAATGCCACCAGTAATAGAAAAGGTCTGTGTGCCAGACGGGATTACAGGAAACTGCCCTGTCACCATATTGTTGTAGAAGGTCGTGCCGTCTATCGAATATGCTTGACAGGTTTCGCAGTCGATATACATCTGGTTCACGTTTGCGGAGATGGCAAGAGCATTGCCACCGCAGGTGATCGTGCCATTAATTACGCCGCTGTTCGTCACCTTCAGCAGAGGTTTCGCCGTGAACGCAGTCGGGTTTGTAATGCTCCCCGTTGCCGTCTTAGTAATTACAGTTTTCCCCGACTCAAGGAAGCGTTTAGGAACGCAGGAAAAGGTTATTTCGACTTCTCCCACCTGCCCCATGATTGACTCTATATCAAGAGGGTCGGACAGGTATGCAAGCCTGTAAACGTCTGTTTCCCAAGCGTCTTTTAACTCTTGATAACCCTGTTTGGAGAATAACCACGAGGCTAATTCCGATGCCGCCGCCGCCGCATCCCCGTCACCTACATAGCACTCGTATGTCTGGGACTGGTTCTGCCACGCCCCTTGAGGCATAATAATATCCCCGTCCCGTGCAGGGACGGAGAATACGTCTATCTTCTGTGCTGACCTGTTAAGGTTCGGTACTTTTTTTATATAAAGTTTGTTGACCATATCGGCAGACGAAACGCCGCCGAAGGAAAACCACCCACTATTAGGCATATACAGCCTCCTTTGAGTTCATGACGTGCGTCAGTCGCTGTGCTACTGCGTCAGCCAAATCTCTGACGTTCATACCTTCATTGCCGTAGACGTTTATGGTTATCGGCTGACCGCCACCAACTAACGACTTGAGCTTGTCTTCACCTATCAGCAACTCGGGCTGATTTGCATCGCCTACGCCGATGATCTGCGGCGAGGTGAATCGTGCGCCCTGTTCTGCGGCTCTTGCGTACCACGATACGCCCACCGACGGAACAGAACCGCTCCGAGCATCGAAAGACCCTGCCAAATAGAAATGCGGCAGAGGAATATATGAATTAAATCGGAACGAGGTTGCCGCAAAGGCGTTCCTCATTGCGTTGACTGAGTTAACGACCTGCCCGTATGCGCCTTGTAGGGTGGAGTTTAGCGCGCTCATGCCTTGGCTGATGCCCTGCACTATTGACTGTCCTATCTGGGTAGCCGCCGTCCTTGCCTTGCTTGCCCCCTGTGTAAGGGAGTTAACCATGTCGGTCATTGCCTTTTCGGTGTCGGTTTGTACCTGTGGGTTTAGAGTCGTGTCTATTGCCGTAGTAATGCCCTCTGCAAGAGCCGTTGCGCTTGCTACAGCGTCGGGTTCTGCTCCGTCCAAAGTATCAACGATAAAGCTTATTACGCCCCCTATTGCGCCTTTAATCGCTTCAATACCCTCTTCAATGATTGACACCGAATCTGTTATTTCTGACAGAGAAGTTGCCGCTTCGCTTGCGTCGTTTTTGATGTCCTCAAGCGACCCTGCGACCAGAACCAACGCCGCCTCTAAAACACCCATTTCCACGACGAGAACCGCCATTGTTGCGTCCAACCCAACCATAGCGAGGTCTAATGCCGCTATCGTCAAATCAACGCCGAGGAACGGCAAAAACGCCGCCGCCGCCGCAACGCCCATTGCCGCAATGCTGACAGCAAGTAAAAGTGCCGCCGCATCTACTGCGAGGATAGCCACGGATACTGCCAAGAGTGCCTCCGCACCGCTTGTCCCGTACTCTGCCAATGTGGGTAACTGCTCTACGAATGACGTGAGCGAAGTAATGACCAGAGCGATTCCTGCTGATACCGCCAAGACCGCCGCAGAGAGTGCCAGAAGTCCGATAGCGGATACTTCAGCCGCTGTGCCTATAGCCACGATAGCCGCCGCCATGCCAACGCCTACACCTGCGATTAAGATGAACGTAGCGACTGCGCCGCCACCTGCCTCGGAAAGTCTGATAGCCGCATCTGCCATTGTGGACATCGCTTGCCCGATGAGGAATATCGCCGCACCCGCCGCCACCAGTAGGAGTGCTGTACCTGCCAACGTACCGAAGGAAGATGCCGCTGAAGCCGCACCCGTTGCCGCCGTTGTTGCTGACGATCCGACCGAAGTAAACTTTCCGACAAGCCCTGCAATTCCATTTCCTAAACCTGTCGCAAGCGTAGATATCGAAGATATGCCCTGCGCAAGTTTACCGCCTATGATCAGCAAAGGTCCGACTACTGCGACTATTGTCGCAATCTTGACAATCATCTGCTGAGTTCCTTCGTCAAGACTGTTCCACTTTTCGACTACGGTCGTTAAACCTGTGGTGATTGATTCTATTAGTGGAGCAACCAGCGGTATCAGCGTTTCGCCTAATGTGATTGCTAAGTTTTCCAAGTTGGTCTTCATCTCTGCCAACTTGACCGCCGTGGTTTCTGACATGGTAGCGTAAGCCGCTTCCGTCTGCCCTGCCATGCTTTTCATATTGTCAAGGGCTGTAGTGGAATCGGAAGCGTGTTGAACTAAGACGTTCGCCGCTTTCCCTGCTTCAGCACTTCCGAAAGCGTCGCTCACGGATAAACCTGCCGCTTCACACGCCTGTGCCAGAATCGCCATAGCGTCAGCGGTCGAACCACCTGCCGCAATGTACTCGGGGAACGAAACCCCTGCGGCTTCCTTGAAAGTATCGCTTGCCGTTGTGCCTGTTTTGCTTAACTCATTAAGCATCGAGTTAATATAGGTCGTTGCTTCGGCTGTTCCGATACCGTTCTTAGTTAACGCTACATACTGGGATGCCAGATCCTCGATACCGACGTTCGCCGCCGCCGCTGTCGGGATAACTCGACCCATCGAAGCCGCTAACTCATCAACAGTCGTTTTGCCTTCGTTCTGCGTTTCGATAAGCACGTCAGAAACGTGTGCCACGTCTTCAGCCTCTAAACCATAGGCGTTTAACGCCGTAGTTAAAACGTCCGTGGCTGTAGCAACATTGGTAAAACCACCTCTTGCCAATTTAGCCGCTGAACGGACGAACTTTAGTGCGTCTGCGGTATCCTGTCCTGCTGATATAGCTGAGTACGCCGCCGCTGAAACGTCAGAGGACGAAATACCCAGTTCGCTTGACAGGTCTTTTACGCCGCTCTTTAGATCGTCAACCGCTACCGTTGAAGTGTCGGCAATGGTCATTAACTGTGCAAACGCCGTTTCAAAATCAGTCGCCGCCGCAAATGATGCCGTGCCGATTGCCGCAAGGGGAACTGTAAACAGCCCTGTCATCGTCTTGCCTGCGGAAGTCATGGTTTTACCCATAGACGCAAGCATATCCTGCCCTGCGGTCTTACCTGCGCTTGTACCTGCGGCAGATGCCGCCCCGTTCATCTGGTTAGCGATCTCGGCTTGTGACCCTTGCAGGGTCGGAACGATAGTAATCGCCGCTTTTGCGACTTCTACAAGCTCACCTTTAGCCACGGCGTTCACTTCCTTTCATTCTTGAATCTATCCATTTCCTAAGGTCATCTTTGAGCATTGCGCCCTTTCCGACCTTCTTCTTGTCGTCTTTGCGTGGTCTCTTGTAGGGGGTGGGTTTCTTCGGACGTTTGCCCGTGATCATTGCCGCAACCTCTACCCGAAAGACAGCTATTAAGTCATAGAGATCAGCGAGGATTTCATTCGTCTTTAACTGTGTTGCCCATCTGGATGAGTCCTCGTCTATGTCCCGTGCAAGTGCGCTGTCTGGTTCTACCTTTGAAATGAAGTCGCCGAGGGCGTTCCAACTTATAACGCCCCCAACGTCTTCAAGTGAAAGACCACATTTGATCAGATCGTGGTTAATAGCCTCCCGATGCTCGTTAACGAACCTCGCAAGGCTTAACGTTCCCCCAGATTCTGTTCCTTTTCATAGGCGTTGAAAATCTGGGAATAACCCACGTCCCCAAGCTCTTCCTTCTCAAGTTCTGGCGCAAATCTAAGCAGGAAACGCTTCATGACCTGCATCCTTTCGCCTGTCGGTGTTTCGGGTGAGAGTTTAAATATCTCTTCCATGTCATCAGCAGAAAGAGAAGAAAAAGCAGGGATCATATACTTGCCGTGTTCGCCTTCAATCACGAATGGTTTAGCCTTGTTAATCTTAAACATAATCAGCCCTCTACCTTAACGAACTGCATACCTGTGTTGCCCTGTGCTGTTACTTCGAACGACCATGCGATTCCGTCGCCTGCCGTGAAGGATACGTTATCAGAAACCGATATCTGCCCGTTAGAGCATCCGAAGCACATAAGGTCGTCGCCGTCCTTCATCACGAACAAATACGCCTTGACGGGCGGCAGGTCAGCCGCTGAAAGGTTAACAGTAATCGTTCCTGTTCCCTCTGTTACGTTTGAAGCACCGAACAGCTCTGCAAGTGCCTCGGCTGTGGTGCTGATGCAAGCCCCCGAAGCCTTTTCGTCGTGGTCTGTGAGGATGGTGCGACGGATCGTGTTCGACCAGTCTTTT